CTAAGACTTAGAAATCACTCTTACTTCTTCCACCAACATCAACTCACATGCACCATTTCCAGTATCTTCACGGCTGAGTGAACTACGCCACGTCCATCCATCTTGCGCCTTTACTTCAACCAACTGCCCTTTTAAATAAATCAAATTATCTTGATCAATTTGAGCCAACTGTTTGGCAATTGCTTTAGTTGCAGGAATTAAATGCGTATTGGCGCTCTGACTTGATATTTCATTTACAGGAATAGGCGGTGCATTTTCATACCGCCAATAATACCAACGGTTACTCTGTCGAATGGACAGCTGCTTATAGACCGCAGGATCTGCCATCCGATCCCAGCCTAAAGCAAAATCGACTGGACTAAGCTGCGCTTCACGCCCCAAGTTATAGTTTTCTTTGGACAAAACTCGAAACTCACCTGCATACGGTGCCAAATTGGTCATCACAAACTGATCGCTGTGATGCACACCGTCAACCACTTGATAATCAGTCGAATCCTGAATACCAGAATGAGGTGCAGCCCAATACGACCAAAGCGCATAGCCTATTGCCAGTGCGACCAACCACTTTATATATCGATTCATTGCATGTTCTCCCCCAGAACAGCAAGAGTGTATCTTAGTTCATCAACAATTTTATATAGCTTCAAATTGTATTTGAAACCTTGTGCCATTGGAGGAAAAGCTCAGAGTGCTAAACTTCCACGCTATACAGAGCTTGACTCTTAGCGAAAGCAGCATCATTTTAAAAGATGAAAATCTCCCTAAAAGTACGGCTTTAAAATATAAAACCGAACCCAAAATGGAACAAGATCATGGCGAATAAATTCGAATTTCAAATTCTACAATATCATTAAATTTTCGCAATAACTCGCAATAAGCAACAATAACAAACAACATATACTTTTGATTATTAATATTTTTATTCTAATTATGCAATAGCTCGCAATAATTCGCACCAACAAACAATAGGTTTATAGTCTACAATCAGTCTACTTTTATATTGAACTTGCAAAAATGCGCAAGTTTGCATAAATCACATCAAAAGGGTGTATCCAATTTTGGATATACCCTAGTTAAAGCTTTTCTATCGAAATTCCGACTAAGTTAAAGTGGGTGTGGTGTGTAACAGAATCTTAAAATATTTAGAAAAAAACCGATTTTATGTACATGATACGCACGTTTTTAATCGGTTTTTGACAAAATATGATTATGCTATTCAGGCCAAACTTCACTTAATCTTTCGACATCAATTGCGTGGCCATCTGCTTTTTCTGCCATGCTTCGATATTCTGCTGTGCAAGCTTCGAGTAACTCATTGCTGGTAATGGTGTACTCAACGATGGTTTGATGGGAAGCTGCGGACAAACGTTTGTTGGCTTCACTGAGTTGCTTTGACAGCCCACTAGCAGCCACATCAGCACTACGAGCGGCAGCATTCGCATCTTGTATTTTTTTAATCGCATTTTGTTCTACCTCTATATATTTGTTTGACCATTGTTTTTCGATAGCGGCTTTATCTTTTGTTGCTTGAGAACTTGCATCCTCATAAGGCTTAATAGCCTTTGCCACACGTGCATCACATGCAGCTTCAGCAACCTGAAGCTTCCCGCTCAAGTGGTTTGTGTATGCAAGCTGTCCGAAGCAGATAAAAGAAAGGACCGCAATTGCGATCCAGTATTTGAATTTCCATAAGGCTTTTAGTATTGGCATCACTGGCTCCATTTTTTATAGGCATTGGCCAACTTAATGTCGTAGCTATTTTTTGCATATGATTGACCGTTATAACCACGCGCAAAGGCTTTCCAGTCTTTGTTTTTAAGCGCATTCACAAGGTTATTTACCTTGATATATCGGCACATCGCGTCAAGCTGAGCCGCTTCATCTTTGTACATGGCATTAATAAAGACTTGGAGTGATGGATAACCAAGAGCTTTCCAGTGATAACCCATCACCTGCCCAATTCCCCATGATGCAGACTCTAAGGCGGAATCCCGATGATATTGAGCTGCTGCATTTAATCGTCCGTGTTGAGCTGAATATAAGCCATAAGCACCTGTTGATTTACTACATAAATCTGGACGCTGAATCATCATGTCATCACAAATTTTAGACTTATCATGTGTAATCAATCGCTGACGCATCACATGCCGTTCAAATAGAATCACCGGTGTTTCATCCGCATTAAATCCTGAACCTTTACACTCAACCTCAATGACTGCTCTCAGGCATGCAGTTTCAATACCTAATGCTTTAGCCTGAGCTGCAATTTGTGCATCAGTAAGTTTTTTGCTCATTTCTTCCATTCCTCTTTAAATTCACGAAAAATATCAAGCAAGGACTTGCCTTCTCTCTGCTCAATGAAATTAAATACCCAACGAACCAAAGCCCATCCCGGCAAACCACAGACGAAAAAAAAGCCCCCCAAGGCAATCATCCCCCACACATCTGTCACCCACTCATGTAGCCCCCATTTAATAATAATAAAAGAACCGCCTGCCAAGCTCGAAACAACAGTGCAGATCAGTCCAGTTACCCATTCTTGACCTGACCTTGGCATCCTCATCATCAAAACAACGGTTGCTACTAAAGCAATTGCAAGTGTTGTCACAATCACCATCCCATAAAACTTCATAAAAGCAGCAAAGCTGCTTGTGGATAATGGTTCCACATATTTCCCCTTATTTTTGGCAATAAAAAAACACCAGAAGGTGCTTTAAAGTTTTCTTAGATAAAGATTTTTAATCTTGCTGTGCGATGATGTTGTTCCTTGCGTCCATCCAGCAGCGCCAACAGTAACAACTCCATTTCTAGTGAAGTTAGCAATAAAGGTGTTGTCTGTTAATGCTGTTCCTGCGACACCATCCTTGTATGTTGTCCAAACACCTGAAATTCTTTTAACAACATACTTGGTAAATGTTACACCGTCCCTTGTTTGTGATGTTGTAGCAAATACGTCTTTTTCACCTGGATTCATGATTGCACACATAAACCGAGATGATAGGTTGAATTGCATAGATAATGCGCCGCTTGACCATGCAGTACCAGTACCAAATACGCAAGGGTATGTACCACCACCTGTAGGCATCAAAGCAACTTCAATACCAAATTCAAAATCAGAAGTACCCAAATTCAGCTCAGTCAAACCGGTTGTATTGAATGTCAAATAACTACCAGCTGGTACATACAGGTATCCGTCTTGAATTGTGGCAGAGCCAATCGTTGTTGATGCTATGTTAAATTTGCCATGATCATTTTTATCAGATGAAAATGGCATATTAAGTAAATAGGAGATCGTTGCTTTTGAATTTATGTTGCTGACTTTTTCAACACCATTTTTAACACTACCGACTGCAACATAGTATGTTTTACCAGCCTGAACATCCGCATCTGTGTACGTCCTAACATCATTTGCTAATACCACCTTTGGTGAAGGTAAGCTATTTGCATCAAACAATGTTTCAGAGCAGTAATAACGCTGCTCATCCACAAACCCATCTATTTTCCAATTTAGCTCTAAACGATTAATCATTTTTAAACTCAACTGTTAAGTCATACGGAGCTGAGAAGAATTGCGATAATTCAACTGTGTGAATAAATGGATTTAAGCATTCATAACTATCACGCACTGTCTTCAACATAATTCTTAGTGTGCGAGTAGAAGCCTGCATTATTGAAATTGGCATCGTGTAACTTGTAGCACCAGTCAAGTTGGCACTTGTAGTTGCAAGCTCAAGGTCATTTTCACCCAACTGCGTCAAAATTAAATGTGTTTGAGTACCAGGCTCTATAGCAACCCCACTATCAAACCAACCCAAAATACTCCCACCTGTTTGCTGCAAGCGATCGCGATCAACCCAAGTCAGAACCAGATCTGTTTCAATTTCTTCAGGCCAGTATTCACCGTTAATTTTTACATTCGCAGGCGGATAAGGTCTGATTGCACGCGCTTTCATTTCAACCGGTATTGATCCGCGCTGCTCCAACACACCTGATGGTGTTGTGGTTAGCACTGAAACTAAAACTTCTTCACTGGAAATATATTCGGTCTGATCATATGAAATATCATTTCCACAGAAGTACAGCTTTGTATTAACACCCCACTCTTGTGGTGGTGTATCTAAAGCTCCGCGCTTCACTGAAACAATACCTGTATATGGGTCAACGCCCTGGAATACCATCCACTCGCCTGGTGTACCAAGCCAATCCCGCCCGCATTTTATTAATGTGCCTGCTGCAACATTGGCAATCTTTCTCCAATTTTTAACTGTAAAACTTGATGATGTTTTTGAGATAATTTTGTCTAAATCTACTGTTTGCGAATATTGAATTGAACCAGCACGTATCCACTCATCACCGTTATTTGTCATCATGACTGCATAAAGCGAGTTCTCTTGTGGTTTTTCAGCTACAGCGCCCACTAAACCAAAATTATTCTCGTATGTAAGCTCATCATCAACTTGACGCTGACCCAGCGCCATGACTGCTAAATAATACGATAACTCAAATGGTTCATATTGGCAGGATTGAGGTGGTAATGGTTTGTCAATTACATCATCAGCAACAATGGTTGTATTCATCATTCCTGTAGATGGCACGACTTCAATGAAATCAATTGAGACTTCATTGTTGGTTGGTCCACCTAGATTAATACTCATGATGCGTACCAAAATAGTTCCGTTCCAACGCTTAGACCACGGTAACCGAATTAAATCGTAACGATTCCACTTACGCGCTTCACGCCACCCCGTTGTAAATGTGCCCTTATAAACCCCGGTAGATAATAGTTTCAGCTTCCAGTTCGCTACAATTTCAGCATTTCGCATATTCATGAAATATGGAAAGTCTAATGTTTCAGCATTAACTCGACCCAGTGTTTGAATCAAGCCGCTTTCAGAAATTGAGAACGATGAGTTTTTAATATTTGCACGATCGTAGAAATTCACATTGACTTGATTGATGACTTCATCAGCATTGGTAATTTCATACTGCATGCTTTTAATTTTGCTTTCTGAAATTGTGTGAATTTCATTTTCTTCAAACCAGTTGTCACGAAATAAAACTATTTCATACAGACCAGTTTGACGATTAACACGAATTCCAGCTTCGATGTGGTAACAAAGCTCATTGATTGCATCGATGCATGATTTCTCAGTAATTGACCATGAAACACCTAAGCCCTCTCCATAAATTCGATCCGCTGCCTTCATAAAATTAACATCATTCACAGATAACTCTGGCTTTTTCATCGCAGTATCATCAGTAAGAATTTCACGTATTTTATGGATTGGATTCATATCACCTGATTCTATTTTCCAATCATTCAAATCTCCATTGGCATAAAAATCACCGTTAAGGTTTAGTTGCTGAAATCCGTCTGTTGTTGCTTTTACGGTGATACCTATGGTGTAGTTACCACTAATTATCAATGCGTACTCTCTTAAAAAGTAGCCGTTTGGAGAATATAAGTTTTTGCTACCAAGCACCCGAATGCTGCCACCAAAAATAATAGTCACATCCTGATGATATGAACCAACTACAAAGCGAACAAAAGCAGGGTTATTATAGTATCCAGTTGCAAGAGTGCTGCCGTAGTCACCTGATTTTGGATTTGTACCAAAGTTAATTCTAATAGCGTTTTTTATTAGTGAGTTATTTATTGTTTTATTAGAGCCATCCATAAGTCTTAAAATTGAGTTATATTCTCCGGTATTAATAAAACCCCAACCGTTTGCAAAAATATCAGAACCAGTTGTGTACTGTGTATTTAAATCAATTTCCGCCTTTAAATCATACCACTGTGCCTGTCCATCATTACGCACATGAATCCGCTTCGGCCAAAGCAGCATTTCCTTCATGTAGCCTGAGTTGCCGACGTAAAAATCTTTAAATGCGAGATAAGACTGATAAGGATATGCAGATGCCTGAAGCTCTTTTGACTCCATGTAGTCTTTATAAAATGGAACTACTTCTTGATCATTAGTTCCTGTTTTTAAATATACAGCCCCCGCTACACCACCCTCGGTCTCTCCATACAGTGTTGGTGAGTTAATTACACCCGGATCTAATATACTTTCATCTTCATCAGTAAACGGATCGATCCACCCACGCTTATCAAAGTTAATGCCGAGCAGCTTTTCAATCGGATTACCAATGAACAAAAGAAAGTTTGTGAAATATTTATACCCAATAACCTGATCGTTACTTTTCCCCATTTTCTACAATCTCCACAACCTGCTGCGCCATCGCATCATTTGTTGATTTCACAATTTCAATATCAATGCCATTCTCAAGAAAGGATTGCCAATCCCAACCTTGAGACAAAAAAAATGCCCGCGATCCGCGAGCACACATTTTGGCTTTTCTTAAATCAGACATATAAATTTTCATTTCTATCCCTTAGATTTAATCGGTGTCGTGGTCCGCCCCCACAGATGGGTAATATTTCCGTACATATGTGGGCTACCAGCGATATCACTAAATGAGGTGCCTTCGTCTGCAATTGTCCCATCAAGTTGATTGGCAGACTGTCCATTTTTCTTTTGCATTTTTCGCGCTTGCAAATAGCTATACACACCAATCACGACTGAAAACACAAGAGAGGCAATAGCCCAGATAATAAGCGGAGCAATTGCTTTTTCAACAATTAAATCTTCTGGCAACTCGTCTTTATTTTTTAGTGCAAAAATAAAGGAAGGAGTCAAAAGAACAATTAAGAATATTAAAATTTCCATTTACCCTCACTTAATCAATTGGTTCATTACTGGGTTTTCGCTCGGAATGTATGGATGCCCGCCAAATCTGGCACCATTGTGAAATGTTGAATCGCATGTTTTTGAGGATTGATCACAACCGGGTGCCAGCTGAATCACATCACCAACCTTTAAACCGACATGCTCTCGATACAAGGTGACTGAATTTGCCGTATTTCCGACAACAAACGTATAAACACCCAATTTTTTAAACAATCCACGATTGAGATAGCCAGCTGCATATGTCTTGGTTTCCATGACCGGATCACCTTGCACCATCACTGGCACCGCTTCAAATGTCGGTTCATTATTTTCATCTAAAACTGGATTTCCAAATTCATCAAGAATCGGAACTTGTTCAAACATGGGGTCACCAAATTCGTCCAGTTGCTGATAATCAGGCTCAAATACCAGATTGCCTTCGCTATCTTTAACTTGGGTTGGGTTAACAGTAAAAGAGATCGTCAGCCCATTGATTGCAGTCACAGTGATATCAAAAGCCCAGTCTTCAAATTTCAGGCCACACCAGCGGTCATAGATTGAATTCGGGCAAGTCTTTTGAAATTTACGAACTAATATGCTGCGGTTTAAATAAGATTCACCGGTTGAGCAAACCAACGTCATGGTGTTTGCATTGTCATCAAACTTGGGCTGAGTTACACGACCAATAAACAAAACCAATGTTTCATTTTTCTCAAGCTCAAGCACAGTCAGATAAACAGATTCAAAATAAATCTTATTTAGAAATACACGGATAAAATCATCGTCAGCATCATTTTTAAGTGCGTACGGTTGAGGAAAAGTCACTTCAATTTCACACTTATCAATGTCAGCATCTTCAATTGCATCACGATCTAAACCGCGTACCGATTTATATGTAATGCCGTCGTGCATGACATCTTTCCGGTGATTAGTGAAATACCAAGCCTTATCACCATGTTTGAATTGATAAAGCTCTACACGTATATCCATTAGCTTTCTAACTCCAGAATTGGGATCGTGACTTGCGAAATGCCAGCACCTAAAAACTGAAACTCAATCTGGTCTGCATCAAAGCGGTAAAGGCCCATGTAGCAAATCGTTTGAATATCATTGCGCTGAGCATTAATAGCCGGTGAAACCGTCAGTGAACCGCCCGTTTTGGCTGTAATTTCATGCGCTGTCCAAGTCCCATTTTTGCGCTTCACTGCAAGGTAATCTCTGTTTGATTCAACCAGATATTTTGTATTGGTGCTTAAGCTGGTGGTGATAGTTCCGGCATTTAAAATATTAAGATGCTGTTCATATAGCGGCAACCAAAATGGACGGTATCGGCCACCACGACGAAATAAGAATCGTCTAAATTCCTGAAACTCATCCCAACTTCTAATCAATGATTTAAACGGTTTGGACTGCTTAGCTTTGGCATGATGGGTATAGGATTGAAAGCCACCAATGCTGTTATCAACAATGTTTTGATGCTGACTCATCGTGATTTCGATAGAGTCACCGTCGAGCAACAAAGGTTTGAAATAAATATCATTGTTTTTGTACTGCGCTGGAATGTCACCTGAATGCTCTGGTAAATCCTCAGCAAGCACGCGAAAAACCATCGATGAGTTAGACCAGAAGCCACCCGCATTGATTGAAGCATCACCATCAATAATGCAGATCCGCAAAGGATAGATCACGGCATTGGTTGCAGTGATGTTTGCAGCCAATCGAAAACCATCTTGGTATTCAGTGATAAGTTCCTGAATAACTTCATCTGTTTCAGGATCTCGAATTTCTTCCTGGGTAATGATGTAGCGACCACGTTCAATAATCTCGACAACCTGACCACCTTCACTACTCGCAATAAAAGCAAAACCGACTCGAAGGTCGGCTATGGTGTCTGCTGTATTGAGAATAATGTAATCGTCATCGATAATATCTGGAATGATCCGTTTTACTTGCCGCAGTGGAATACCCCACTGCCCACGCAAATTAGCAGACAGCATGTGAAACATATCGCCCATTTCTTTACGCATCTGTACGTAGTTAAAACTTAGAATCTGGCGAGGTGTATCGCGAAGTGGGTAGCGCTCTTCGTTACCATCAAACGACTCATGAACTTCAGTCATCCATTCCAAACGCTCAGTTGAATTCAATAGAGGGCAATTTGTTAATACATGGACCTCGCCAAACTGTGATGTTTGTATTTTCATTTTGTCCTCATAAAAGAAAAACCACCGAAGTGGGCCGTTAAACTTTGCTACGATTTCGTTTCATGTGATAAAGGAAGGCTCTCTCACCTTCAGGGCTGTATAACCAATCCTTAGCTTCGTTCTCGTCTTTAACCATGATTACACGTAGATTGTTTTCGATAGGCTGAGACTGACTGCTATTCGACTGTGCTTGGCTCAAATAGTTAGTAAGGTCTTTATTTTGATTTGGATTCAAAACCTTAGGCGCATCCAAAACCAAACCACCTTCAGAAAAACCATTTTTAATAGATTCACGCAAAGCATAGAATCCAGCTGGACCACCAAGCGCGGCAATTTCTTCTTGCGTTAAGACACCCTCACCTTTATGAACAATACCACCCACTTCATATTTACCACCGTAACCAGTGAAACCACCATCAGCAAAACCAACAGGACTAAGTGCTGATACCGCAGCTTGCAATAATCCAGTTTCCATAGTTGCCATACCAACAGCTGGTAGATTGTATGGAAACGGCGCTGATGCCCATGCCGCAGAAATAGCAGCATAACTATTCATAGCGGTTGAGAATAAGGCAGCACCTTTCTGGATTCCACCTAGTACGGCGTACGCTTTACTTGAAGAATCAACCAAACCCATCATCATGCCAGCAAAGTCAGCTCCATACTGCGAGCCATAAGACATTTGCAATCCTAAACGCTGCTGCTGATATTGTTCCTCAGTAATCAGCATTTGCGCACGTGCTTCAGCAAGCAAATCTATATCTTGCTGATACGGCGAATCATCCAAACCCATCATGGATTTGTAATCACCCCATACATTTTCACGTTCAGCGTTTTGATCTAATCCTTGATTAAAATTTGCTTCTTTAATTCGGGCATCTTTCATTTCAGGTGAATAAGAAGCAGTGTTTAGGATCTCTTCACGGATTAAAGCGTAATATTCTTGTGCATAATCAGCCGCAGTCATCCAATTGCTTTTAGCTTCTAGCAATTGCTTTTTCTCGGAAATAGTCTTGAGTTTTTGTGCCTCTTGATATTCTGCAACGTCTTTTTTGTAAGCAACTTGTTGTAAACCAATATATTTAGCTCTATCTGGACTACCTTTGGCATACGCCATTTCGATAGCTTTGATTGCCTCCTTATTGGTTTCAACCATTCTTTCTTCATCATTTAGATAAAGCTGATACACACTTTTTTGGCGTTCAAGAGTCTCTTCTCGAATCTGCTGCATATCATCTTGCGCACCTCTAACCAGAGCGACTTCAGCTTTAGCATCGGAAATATCTTCAGACTTGCCTTTATATCCAAGTACAGATACATGCACATGGCCACCAGTAGCTCTTTTAGATGGGCTGGCGTATTCATTAATCGTTTTAATCGTAAACCCATAACGCTGTGCCATTTCGTTAAGCGTTTTTATAGCCTGACTAGCCTCCTTGGCATTTTTAACCGTGAAGTCAAAGGCATTTCCTGTGGCATGTTTACTGTTAGTACCTTTATGATATAAATCATTGAAAGCAGTAAATCGATTCAAGGAAGATCCCAAGGCTTGTTGCGATAGTTGGGCAAAATCTGCGGTATACGCACGAACCTTTCCGCCTGCAACCGACTCTCCGGATTTGATACGCAAGCCACTTAAAGCTGACGCACCAACAAGCTCATTCATCTTTTTCTGAGATTCAACTTGTTTTTGCTTAACTTCGGCAATTTTCTTTTCAGATTCTTCACGTACTTTGTTTTGCTGTTGAAACTTGAAGCCAAGCTCGATTATTTTCAACTCTTGCTGTGTTAGTTTTTCGGTGTAGTCAATGCCAGCATTATCTCGATAATCAGCAGCAGCTTCAGCTTTTTCTCGACTCCATCCAGCAGCAACATTTTTATCAATATACCGGGAGCGTAAAACCTGATCATTAATACTTTTTAAGGCATCAACCTGTTTTTTTGTAAGGTTTTCAGTGGCATTAGCGTGATCGTTCGCACTTGCAGTAGCCTGATCGTTAGCTCTAGCCAAACCTTTTGTAGCTGAATCTAGCGCACCAACAACTTTTTGCTGCGCATCCATTGCATTTTTTGCACCTGTTGCAGCAACGGCATGCTTATCCATAATACTTTTATTTTCATTACCAATAGAACCTAAGTTATTAATTCTATTTGCAAGTGTTTCAGCACTAATTTTCTGCGCGTCAAATTCTTTAATCCAACCGCGAACTGTGTTTTTAGTAGCTTCATCTTTAGCAACTACCTCAGCAATCGAGCTTGCATAAGCACGAACCTGTTGTTGCGCTTTAATGTATGAATCAGTTAATTCATTAAGCTCAACTGTTTCTTGATACTTGAATGCACGCTGTTGCGCTTCACTAAGCTTGTTGTACTCAACCGTAAGCTCAGCAATAGTTTTACCTTGCTTTTGTAATGATGGATCGGCATCATCACTACCCTTTTTCATATAATAAAAAGCACTACCAGCAGCAGCAGCTTGAGCAGCTAACATTAATAAACCAAGTGGGCCACCCAAAAAAGCCATTGCGCCACGCAATGCGACCATTGCGCCCGTTGCAACAGAGCCTGATCCAGCCAATCCTATTAAGCCAACACCAGCCCTTATAGAAAATATTGTAAGCTGCGTTAATTGAAATCCTGCTAACACTACGGATGGCACAAGCTTTACTGCTATTGCAGCTGTCAATGCAAAAGCAACCGCCTTAACATTATCCATGTTGTCGGCCACTGCCTGTACCACTGGAACCACATTATTTATTAAAGTAGTTTTTAGACCTTCCCATTGAATATTTAAAAGTTGTACATTTTCTTTTGCAAGAGCAAGGCTCTCAACCATCTCATCCGACATAATCGCATTAGCACGTTCTGCTGCATCACCCCATTTTTTAAAACCCTCCCCACCGTTTTTGAGCAATGGAATGAGTAAAGAAGAATCAGAGATAATTGCTTCCAAGTAGAATTTCATATCATTTTGGGTTGCATTTACTTTTTCCAGTGAATTGTAATAAAGCTGTAATGCTTCTGGCCCTGACAATTTTTGAAATTGCTGAATCGTAACTCCAACTTTTGGTGCAATATTCTCGAAAAAGTCAGCCAAAGGACCACCGCCAGTTCGGTGAAAGTCACCAATACGATCCTGCATATCTTTCATTTTATCTGCAAATGATTCCATACCAATGCCAGCGGTTTCAGCACCTTTTGCATAGTATTGAAAATCATGTATAGATGTATTAGCAAGTTGGGAAAACTTTTTAATTTCATTGCCCATATTGATAGTTTCGTTTGCAAAAGCAACCATTCCACCAATTGAAACTCCAGCAACGGCGGCACCAAATGCTGTAGCAGCAACACTGGCAATACTAAAACTGTCCGCAATATTATTACTTGAATTACGAGCCTGGCGTTCTGCTTGTGTCATTGGGCCAATGAAATTACCAATTTTTGCGACCAAATCCAGGGTTAGTCGACCCAATGATGCTGCTGCCATAACTTTTCCTTAGGTAATAAAAAACCACCTTTCGGTGGTTATGTTTAGACATATTTATTAGTCTGATAAGGGGATTTTAATAAAATCACCATTTCTATCTGACCACATAAATACCGTACATGCTGACTCTATATAACAAAACTGAATACTTGGTTTTAGGACTTTAAACTGCCTAATTTCATTTTCAGCACAATCCCAATAACCTTTTGCACAAGCACTTTCCAAAATTTCATTAGATGGTTTTAATAACTCAATAGATACGCTTTGTGGAGTAATTTTTTCATTTTTTTCAAGGATATATGAGTTACTATTGCTTAAATAAACTTTAAATATATAACCAGTATTACTATTTGTCTTTAATAAAATTTGAGCAACATCCTGCTTACCATCCCCATTAAAGTCATCAATAATTTTATTTGGAGAATTAAAGCGAGCCCAATCATCTATTGCATCTTCTTTATCAGGAAGTCTCCATTCCTGCACTATATTTTCTTTTTTACTTGATGCAGAACAACCACCCAATATGGCAATCAAGCTCAATACAATAATTTCCTTCATATCCCCTCCTACAAAAACTCTTTAATACTACCGATTGCGAGCTTCACACCATAGCTTCCTTCACTATCATCATCAAGCCAACCACCAACCACAACAGCAGGAATAGCTTTTTTAATTTTTTTCCCCGCAACCAATCTAGCATCATTCTTATTGATGTATCCGACTAGCAGCCCATTAATTTCGATTTTCACGGCATTTTTATCAAAGGGATTTGATGGTTCAGATATAGCCATTGCCATAACTTCTACAAATTTAGAATCTTCTTCTTTTTTCCCTGCAATTCTATATAAATTGTTTTGATAGGATTGCTCACCCACTATTTCATAATTATAAACTTGAGCATTATTAAAATTTATAGTCTTTTTATTTGATTCGCTTGTTCTGGCAATAAGTGTTATTACAGCAATCGCCACAATAATTATCAATATAAGCCACATACCACACCATAAATATTTGTTATTCAGGACAAGATACTAATTTATTGGACAAAAAGAAACCTCCCGAAGGAGGTCTGATTTTAGAAGTTATACCGAAGACCAGCTTTGTAGGTTACGCCATCTATATCTAAATCAGAACTACTTCCTGATGCACAAGTATTTCCAATGCAGGCTTCAGCATCTCTATTAAAAAACCATTTATAACCAACATTCCCAAACACATCAACATTCGGATTGATCTTGTAGCCAAGCTCAAAATTGACTGGTAGTGTTACATATTTAAGCTCTACTGAAGCACCTTCCACACTTTCATCAAGCCATGCATAACCAACGCCAAAACCTAATGATGCATAAGTCTGATTATCTTCCAGAATCTTATACTGTAGACCAATAGATAACTCACTAAAATCCATGTCTGATGCTTCTTGATAAGCGTATTCAGTAAAAATATTAGCTTTAGGATCCACCGCAGTTGATGCATTTAAAAAGAATCCGTTAAATCTTTCATCCCCACCAAACTCATTAGAACCGATCTTTGAACCAGCATAACCAGCAGCCAGTGAAATATTATTCAATGTGCTTATGTTTTGTGATTGATACTGGCTTTGTTGATGACTTACTGTTTTTGCATCTAGCGGTAATGGCTCACCAGGTTGAAGTGTTAGTGGTTGCGCAGCAAAAGCTAAAGATGAAATTAACGATAAAGTTGTGATTGCTAGTAATTGTTTCATGTTACCCCCTTTTGGTTATGTTGATAACATACTTTAATTTCTGAATAAAAAGAAACCGACCTAAGTCGATTCCCCTCCAAAATTCTGCATCATGTATTCTTCGAGCGACATTTCCTGAGGTTGATCTTCATGCGGCATAAATGACAAGGCTTTTACATCCCTAGCACCTTTAGATCCAAGATAAGTTGCCATCAGGTTACCAAAGCCTTGCTCAATACGCCGACCAACAAAAAGAGAGCCCCGCTTTTGACGAAAGGCCCTCCATGTTAAAAACTCTTGGCGAGTTATTCTTCGCTTGGCTTCGGCAATTGTTCTTCCTCCAATTCCGTTGATGACGAGTTCACACCATCCTTCTTCTTCTTCGCTGAGATCCAGTTCTTTCCCGAGAAGTCGATAACCTCATCGGCAATATCATACATGGCATTTAAAATTTCAGTTGACACGGTGCCGGTGTCTGAAATTTTGGGGAAGAATCGTTTCTCTTCATCTTCGTAAACAGTTTGATATACCAATGCTTTGCGAAGCTGATCAAGCGTGATGTCCTGCTTGTTTTTCACCTTAAAAATATCAGTCGCATTCACAACATCATCATGCGAAATGATTTTAATAAGAACTTCGCCTTCAAATTCCTGACCTTCAGCATCACGAAATTTAATTGTTTTTTCAACGAATGTACCAACACCAGCTGCGGTTAAAGCTGCTTTTAACGTAAATTTAGCCATTATGGAGCCACCACTCGTGGAGTTGTTACAACTGCTGAAGTACGAACAAGTGCGAATGTATAGCCAACCAAAGCATCCGGTTCAACCGTTGGTGAAGATGGGTTGATATAACCTTCAAATGACCACCAGATTCGATCTTCAGGTAACTCGATACCTGAAACTGCTTCATAAGTTGGTGGTGTTTTTGAATGGCTTGAGCCTACATACCATTGAACCTTGTCACCAGCTTCAGCTAATTGAATTAACTGCATGTGACCTGCATTTTCATCATCCAAATCAATTTGAATAGAGCCTTCACCAGGATCACGCAGACCACGCTCATAGTCTTTTGTGTCAGAGTCTAGGCAAGTTGAATCGATTTTTGAAAATGAATCCTCGCCAAATGTGAATGCTTTAGTGCAATTAAAACGAACAACTGCTGCACCAATCACGGCATAGACTTGTGTTCCATTTGATTTAATACGTGCCATGAGTAGCTACTCCTCAATTTTTAGGCATAAAAAAACCACCTTCCGGTGGCATTGGTTTGAAATAATTAACCCCGCACTTGGCAGGGTTTAATGTTTGTTGGAATCTATGGTTTCACCCTGTATGCCTTTGCATAATTTCAAGATGCTTTCGGCATGCAGGGTGATATGTCGATGATCTGGCTTGGTTCGCTCGATATCGATACCAATTAAAATGGCTGCTTCAATATTTTTCTGCCAATCACCTGTATCTGCTATGGGCTCGATTGAGCAAAATATATAGCTGTCGTCACCAATATTGATGTCTGCATAGTTATCTTCATCTGTACTAGGTCGGCATTCAGCCACTACATAGGCAATATTCATAATCAGATACCACTCATATATGGTAGTGATGGTTGCAAATCTCTTTCTAATTGCGCTATTTCATTATCAAGTGGGTGTTTTTCGTGTTTCCACACATTCATATCTCTAGCTGAGCAACTAACTTGTTGCTTTCGATTATTGCGATAGCCAACAATATTGTTATATCTAGCCCACTTGGATTGAAATTTTTGGGTTAATTGGTTTGCCATCCACTCAAACGCATTAATAAATGCTTCTTTAATAGCATCAGCTTTCTCACCATTGAAACCCATGACTAGAAACATGAATCCGCGTTCTGTCATTCGGTAAAATCCAGTATTTCTTTTTGTATTGCCTATCTGTTTGTTTTTTAAGGTAAACGCAAAATTGCGCTCACGAAATTGCAAAGAACACTTCATGTTCTTAATAGCTCGAAGTACATCCGAGTGCCGTTTCCCAAATGCCTCGGCCACAGCATAGCTTGTAGTTTTTGGCTCACCATCATCACTTGATACCATGGCGCGTAAATTTAGTGTTGTCATCATGTTCATAAGATTTCCTCTTATATAATCATGTTCAAAAAAAAAGAAACTGGCAGGCACGTTGAACATGGAAACGTGCTTTTCGAACCGTCGCTCTAGCCAGTGGGTTGCCATATTTCAGGCATAAAAAAACCGCCCAATAAGGACGGTTTAATTAAAGGTGGAAGCTATCTATCTACAAACCAATTGCTATCAAAACCAGTTCTATAGAGCTTTGTTTCAGGCTCTCGCTCATTGCCGCGCAAACTTGTCACAGTGCATGAGTTATCAACTTCAAGAGCCTTTCGTACAGCCTCTTTTATTAGAGAAAGCTGAGTAGGGTTTGTGGTGTAAATATCAATTTGGATGGTTATGTGGTCAGTTTTTGCCGGGCAATCTAAATTGTTTTGTGGATCGCCTAAGATGTCTTGCCAAACTAAATACGGCGGCTTTGGCTTATCTTCTGCCAGACCAAACTCATAGGCTCGTAATTTACTGCCTGTTTGCAGAAAGGATTTGACCTCATCACTAGCATTGAGCAATGCGAAAATAGGTGCTGTCATAAAGTCCCCAGTGCTTTATTAATCTCATCATCAAAAACCTGAACAAACTTTGATGTGATTTGATCGAGCTTTGTTGAGAGTGCAGGACGCATAAACGGTACAGCAGGATTGTTCGATGAACCAAACTCGACCCAGCGCCAATGCCGTGTGTCTCCACCGCTTAAACTTGGTGGGTTTGGATTTGAGAACGAGGCACCACCTTTTACACCAACCCTCATAATAATTTCATTAGGGTTACGACTCTTGCCGCCAGCAACAGCAATGTTTTTGTGAATCTTCTCGCGTGTTTTTGGATCATCAATCGCTTTTGCATTTGTACGTGCCGCGTCTCTGGCAACATTCATTGCTTGACGTGCTGCTTTACGCGCTATTGATTTGGCCTTTCGTGGGTTTGCGAGTTGTTGAAGTTTTCGGTTCAGCTCATCAAGACCTTGTACGTTTAAGTCGACTGCTGCCATGACGACTCCCCTTCACTCAGGTTTAACGTGAGCCATTCAAGACCGCTTTCATTATCTGGAATCGGATCACCATCAATCTTCCAATACTTGCCACGGAACAGCACGCGCATCGTTGAATTGATCTGGCTTGCTGTTGAGCTATATCGAATCTTGCATCGCGCTGTCATGCTTGAATTAATGGCCTGAGCTTGAAGCTGATCTTTTGTAGATAACGCTTCGAGCTTTCCCCAAACCTTAGCGAACTCAGTCCAGATGATAGGCACATAACCTGTGACCTGGTCTTGCTCACCTTCTGTTTCGTACTCAATGGTGATTCGGTGGGGTAATTTGCCTGATTGCATAAATCACCTATATAGCTGTTGGTGTGCGATATGGATAAAGCAAAGCGCGTACCGGTGCCGGCAAATAATTATCAGTAATGGGTGAATCTTTGCTTGGCTCTCGATCAGTATCAAACATACCGACCATAAGTAGAACTGCATGCTTTACCACATCAGGATAGTCACCCTCGAATTTATCAGTCACATAATTTAAAACCGCATTTTCAGCGGCCTTAATATACATTTCCAACATCGGGTCATTATCATCAGTGTCATAGCGCAAATGCTCTTTAACCTCTGGCAAAGTAACTATGCTCATGACTCACCCCATTTCTTTTGCACTAATTTAAAGTTTTCATGATCAAACTCACCTAAATGAGCTTTTTCCACATGCCAAAGTGAGCCATTTTTCGTGACAAACTGCCCGATTTCGTACTGATTATCAGGCTTAAAAACGCCTTTGTATAAGCTTTTCGAGTCTGCTTCAGTAGGTTTTGGCTCTGTTTTTGGTGCTGAATTAGTGCTAAATGGATCTTCTTTTTGATCACGCTTAGCCAATGCTGCAAGTGAATAGTTTTGCTGCTGCATATAAACAGTATCGCCACCAGGTATTGGCAACAAACCAACCTCTACTCGTGCTTCATTTGGCGTTAGGATCGCAGCACCAACACCTTCTTTCAAACGTGCCATTTGTGATGTTGAGTCCATTCGAATTAGCACATTAATATTTAAAAATGCTTCCAACCCACTATCTAGCAGACCCAATCCATCATCCAATAAGTTTTCACGTGCTTCAATTGGACTTTGCAAACAGTCTGAATAGTAAATTTCATTTAAATCTGAAATTTTGCCTGAAGGTGTAGGCCCTAAACCAACTTTAAACAATGGCACATGGAAGACTGAGCAAATGATTTCAGCCGTCATTTTTAATTGTTCAATAAGTTGTGAATCAGCAGCAGAAACGGTAATAGTTTGAAAAGTTACACCATCACCCAGCACAGCAGTTCCACCGAGATTAGCGCCAGAATAATTTGCATTCCATTGTTTGCGTAATTCAGCGGCCTTTTCATTAGTGATAGATCCAGGCGTTGTTAATACACCAGAAGGTCTGCTGTTGTTTCTAAATAGATTGCGAGAATTCCTTTGAATCTCGATACCCTGACCAGCAGCCAGTGAACACGCCATAATTGGCGTTAAACCCACCAATGGATGATAAAAACAGTTAATACGGTCATGAATAATTTCAGATGCTGGGACTATTACCGATTCAGTTTGTGTTAAACGGTCATTGTTCAACTGATAAAACACATTCCCATTATCGTCAATTAAAGGCTTGCACATATCTGGATTCAAGACTACCAGCTCAGCCACTTCACCAAAAATATCACGGCGCTTTAGGACATAAGTATTTCCACGAAGCAAAAGCGATGTAGTCCAATTTTCACTGAACTGCTGCCAGATCTGAAAGCGATTAGGCTTTTTTAATACTCGGAATTTGCTTGGTATATCCGCATTAACCAGTACACCTTTTTCACGCTTCTTTAATAGAATTGGCATCTTGCCAATATCTTGTGAAATTAAAGATACACAAGCAAAAACAGCATGGTGTGCAGTTACATCTTCACGTGTTAATTCATCGTTCTTTTGCCACGCACCCGAATAGGGTTCTTGAACAAAAAGAGATCTCCAACCGCCACCAGATTGGACACCTTGAAGCGATTTTTTCTTAAATAAATTGCCAAAAATGCCCATTATTTACCGCCTTATTCTTCAGTTTTAACTTCTTTCTTTGGTTTTGGTGTTGTCTTTTTAGGCTCAACAAACGCTTCAGCAACTCCTGTTTTAATCAGAATATTTGCCTCAAAATCGGTCACTTCACGTACTTCACCAGGATTAGCGTTGTGCATAATCTTTAAATATTTAATTTTCATAGACTGTTCCTATAGCTAAACAATTGTGATGCTTAGATATAAAAACAGCCCAATTAAGGGCTGTTTTTAGCAATTAAAATTACACACCGTAATTTAAGAATGCTGCTGCGATCGGACGACGTTTCGCCCATGTGATGAATTTCTCAACACGTACCGCAAACTTATTTTCTTGCCATAAGTGATGAGTGGTTCCACCATCAACCAAAGTCGCTTGATCCGAGTAAGACACATCAACACCACCATCTTGAGCAAGTAAGATTTCAGATGTTTTAATCAAGATAATTTTGTCACCAGCAGTTTGCGAGGTGATTACAGGAATACCCATTAATGTGCGAGCACCACGTAGGCTCATGCCATTGAAATAGGTATTACCCAATGCATCACGAAGTAAGCTAATTTGTGCTGCACGCGTTTCAGACATAATCAAATAAGAGCCATCGAGACTAAGATTTGCTGTAACGAAGGACTCAATCAGCTTAAGTAAATCAGCTTCATATGCAGCAGCAGTCACACCAGTGTTGGCGACTGCCACAACAGCATTCAAAACACCAGCGGGACGAATTGCACTTTGAGCGACACCATCAAGGAATGTGCTATCAATCAAAGTTTTTGATGCTTCAATTAAATCATCACGAACCAAAATATCTACAGCCGGATCAGAACGGCGCATTAATTCTTGAGTGTAAACAGTGATAGCAGCAAGCTTATGTTCTTTTATTTCCACTTCACCATAAGTTGGATTCGTTAAAGGTTTTTTAGCACCTTCACCGACCCACTGGGCTTGACCACCAGTAAGCTGGCTTGGAATTTTTGAGTTAAATGGTACAGCGCGGAAGCCACTGAGTTGATCAAACACGGTGGCAGCGCGAAGCATTTCAACGAACTCACCAACTAAACGGTTTTCAGTAACCAATGATGCTGCAAAACCACCATCTGTAGTTGTTCCAAGTGTTGCTTTGGTAATAAGGTCTTGAACTTCTTCATTGAAACCAAGCTGCTTAGCTTTTTCTAAAGGTGATGTATATCGACCTTCTTTTGCATCTAATTGTGCACATAGTTTTGCGCGGGCATACTGGGCAAAACCCACACCCTTGGGTAAGTTTGATTCAATGGTAATCACTGATTTATTTTTCTTACCATCTTGGTCTTTTGCACCCTCTTCATTTTCACCATTAGGTTCAATACCTGTTTCTTCGGCATGTTTCGCTGCCGCAATCTGCTTTTTGACGCGCTCGATATTTTTTTCGATCGCTTCAATTTCTTTTTCAACCGCTTGAATTTTCCCCTCAGTCTCTTCATCTGGAGTGGAACCACCATCTAAAGACTTAGTCATATGACCTTGAAGTTCTAAATTTTTAGCATGTAACGCATCAAGCAACTGTTTTAAATATTTATTCATACTAATTTCACTCCACCCTTTGTTGGGCTATTTAATTTAACGACTACGTGTTTTTGTTCAGATGAATCGCCATCTGGAACGGTCTGAGGTTTTTCGCCCAACGCGGCTTTGTGTTCCTCAAATGCTTTTGAAAATTCTGTTCCGCTATCACGGTTGTCAGGGATTGTGACTAGACTAAGCTCGTACCATTCCCACTCATCAAACTGAATACCGCCGCCTTTGATCATCTCGGCCTTGTCCCAGTTAGGGAGAAAACCAACGGAAAGACCTTTTACCAAGTCATACTTAAGACTCTGGTACGCTTCATCCACGCGATCCTTTAGACGACCCGCTTCTTTGATCTCAGGAATATGAAGCTCAACCTCAATACCTTTGTCTGTAACCTTGGCTTCTGTTACATGACCAATCGGCTGGCGCATGTCGTGATGAAAAAGCAAAGGCATTGGTAATTTAAATTTCGCACCCTTGGGAACCATGATGTCTTTAGATCGATCTTGATTTGGTGTGCTCGCAATACCTTTAAAAGTACGCTTTTCTTCATCGACGCTCTTAATTTCAAAAGAGCCAAATGACTTATGCAGAGCAGACATAGCCCCTCCAAAATGTAAAAACCGCCAATTAAGGCGGTTATATGAAATGTATTTCGTAATCTTTATTTATAGGCTCTGGGTTAAGACTCATTAATGCCACGGAGTTAAACGTAGCAATTAATGGATCAATCTTAGCTGTGCCTGATTCCTGTTTAGAAATCATCATGCCGTTGCCTTTCATAACAACCCGAGCATTACCAGCACACCAAGTCATTAAGTCTTGACCTGCATGATACAAATTACCCTCAGCTAACTTTCGCTCAGTCGTTTGAATGTACCCAGCAAGCTTGTAACCCTGTGCAACAGCAATCATTTGTTCTTGTGGAATACCAACAGCAAGCAAGCCATCTAAAAGACCACCAAGCCCCAAAGGATCTAGACCAATCTTATCGAGCTTGCCAGAGTCAAAAACTTGCTTAGCAAATTGGGCAAGTTGATCAATATCAGGCCCCACTGTATCCACAATGGTTAGACTTCCTTCTTTTTCGAAGTCTAAATACTTGGGTGCATTCTCTTTACGGCGTTCTAAAGCAATTCTTAAACACCATGCATGATTCCAAAGCCACCATTTACGGCTCTTTGCATGCCGACCTAGTACAGCAAATCCGAGCAAATCATCAAGACCACCACCATCAATACCGGCAGTAATCACATCAGATTGCTCAATCAACTTGGATAAAGTGAAACTTTTAGACTGCTGTAGCCAATATTCAGCACCTGCCCAACGGTTTGCTCGAAGATTAATACCAATCTCTACATTCAAACGCTTTGCAAGAAAATCACGAAAATCAGTTTCTTCACCATCACGCGACTGTTCGAAATCATCCTCTAACTGAACTGGATCTACTGAGGTTCCATAGTTTGGATTGGGAATATGAAAGTTTTCTTTTTTAAGATGCTCGCCATCCTCAATCATTTGTTTTGGAAATTCATAAATCAGAGGTAGGAATTTATTATTTTCCTTAATACCATCTCGTACATCACGCGCATAATCCAGTTTCTGCTTAAATACACCACATGGTTGTTCATTGGCTTGGGTCGTTAGATAAATAATGCAACCTTCTGGACGTGATGCAAGACCACCAGTTGCCTCACGAAACATACTTGCTGCACCTGCGTTCTTTTGAAACAAATGCAACTCATCAATCAAAATCCATGAAGCTTTTTTACCGCCTACCGTATTTGATTCAGCAGCAACAACTTTAAGTGTGGCGTTCGTTGATCGGTGTGTAATTGTTTTAATGTGTTCAGAGATATTTAATAGTGCGCTTAACTCGTCATCCGCTTTGATAGCATCGCGAATCGGATTAAAGGAGTTATCTGCAATTTCCTTAGTGGGCGCAAGAATAATCAATTCAGCAGAATTTCGATCATTCATAATTAAGGCTGTCAGCATAATGAATGCTGCAAGTGTTGATTTTGAGTTTTTCTTTGGAATTAGGAGGAAAAATTCACGAATTAAACGTCTACTTTCATCCTCGCTGTATGCCCCAAAGATTGAAGCCACGAATTCAAATACCCAAGGTCGGGTGATTTCACCCATGGTCGGCTGACCAATCACATCAGTCACAATTAAGCTTTTAAAAACATCCAAAGCCATTTCCGCTTCATCCGGAAATAAAGCTTTACAGGGCATGAGTGACTCGCCCTTTACAATTTTTTCACCCCAATCGGGACAACTTGTATTCCAATTGAGATCTGTCATTTTTCTTCCTAACTATAATTAGCTTTACGTGCAGCACGCGTTGCAAATTTGCCACCGCTTTTAGCTGCCGCATGTGCTTCCTCTTCTTGAGTCTGCTTCTTACCTTTATCAGCAACTTTGCCATGGATATACGGCATTGCAGCTTTTGCAGCATCGAGTCTAAGTTTTGGATCTTCTTGTTCATTCATCCAAACTGTTTTTAAGTATTCAAGCGGATCTTCTGGCGCACCAATAGCAATTTCATCACGACCAACAAATTGACCATGTGCCTGTTCTGGACCTGATTCTATTTTTTCAACTTTTACGACCTGAACACTGGCAGTAGGTTTCGGTTTTGAAGAAGTTAACTTTTCATCTGTGGAAGTTAACTTTTTGTCAGCCTTCAACTTTGCAATATAGGCGATTACTTCAGGTAGTTTTGCAAGTTTTGAACCTTGCTGCATTGCAGTTTTTTCACTGTATCCTGCTGATATTGCTGCATCTTTGTTGCTCATACCATCGACAACGGCTTGAGCAAACGCTTTACTTTTTGCTGTTAAAGCCATTGCGATTCCTCAACTTTAAAAGTTAACTTTTTCTGAAAAGGGAAATTTTTTTATAAGTGAGATGGCAGGTGGTGTCCGAGGGCAAAAGATTTTGAACTTTTTACCTCCCCCCTGCCTATTGAATTTTGGTGCATTATTTTGGTGCGCTTTTAATTCGCATTTAAATGCTTTTCAACCACTTCATTTAGTTCTTGAGCACGTTCAATTAATGCCTGCCTTGCATCACTTGGGATTCTTAAATCAAACTGCATGCCACGCATAAAGTTTGCAACAGACTCAAGTTGCTCTAATAGTTCTTCATTATTCATTGTTGGCTTTCCTTTAGGGTTTTCTTCTTATGACACGGCGAGCATAACGACTGAAGGTTTGATTCATCATCAGTACCACCTTGAGCAACATTAACGATGTGATCAAGTTCTAATTGCATTGTGACCAAGCCACAGCACTGACATGTATATTGATCACGTAGATGTATCTTGTCTTTCAATCTGCGCCATGGTCTACCACCACGACCTGAACCCCAATTCTTTTTAGGTTCGATTGATTGTGTAGGCTTAGCTGCTTGTAGCCTTGGTTGAAGTCGTTGAAGCTTCATTTTTAATAAACTCCACTGTCACCTTGCCACGAAGTAAGCGGGTGTATATCTCACCTTTGCGCTTACTCTTCTTGGATAAACGCATATTAGGATGGAAACAAACTAAGCCCTGCTCTTCATTAGCCCACTTCACCCTTTTGATGCGATTACCATTCACATATACATATCGCCGACCTTTACCATCTTTTGCACTATGAAACATATCTACCCATCCAAATAAGCTGACTTAGGTTCGCCGTCATCATCAAGCTCAGTCTCAAGCCGATCCATCAGACTGTTGTTCTGTTCAACGATTTGGCCCATCAGATTGTTTTGCGCTTCCATCGTCTTGGTTAGTTGTTGGTTGCTTTGGATCAGAGCCAACAGTAAGTCGTTCGATACACAGCCGCATTCTTTCTTTTGATCGCTCATATTGTTTCTTCATCCATTCACGGCGTTGTTCGCATGATGCACATGTCATGACGTTTGCTCATGTTGTTCAATAAATTCTTTAAGGTTGCTCAATCGATAATGAGTATGTGGATTGTTATGCCCAACAAAGAACTTATCTGTGCAATAACCATGGATACCACCAAAGCTATCAGTCCACTCATCAACGTAATAAACAGCATCATCATGGGCAGTAATGACAATCTCTTTGATTTTCTCTAAGCCCAATTTCTTAACCAGCTTTAATACATTCATTCAGATTACTCACCCTTAATTATTAACGGCGCTTACATTCTTGAAGTGATTCTTCAATATTGTTGATTAGTCGGTTCTGCTTCTTAATGATGACCGTGATTGTATTTAGCTCATCAATAGATAAGTCTTGAGGATGTACCTGCTGTAATGCTGATACGTTTGTTTGATAGCGCTTAAGATTGCGCCGTGCCTCTATCACATCCATAAACACCACTCAATAAGAAAAGAAAAACCCCGCCAATAATGCATATTGAGCGGGGTTTTATGTGCCGTAATACGTTCGGCAAATGACAAAGGAAATGTAGCGAAAGGTCTTATTTTTTCTCTTTCATGCAATCTCGACACACCTTGATTTCTTCATCATCAATTGTGTATTCGATTTCTGTTGCACCGTGAAAGCTAAATAAACACATTAAAAATTGGAGCATATTGTTTCTCCTTACAAAAAAAAGCCCACTCCAGTAGTAGTTGGGTGTGGGCTTAAACTAAGGACCTTGGAAGGTCAGAAACTACAGCTAGTTTCTGATAACAATTTTCTATACTAACCGACAAACCCACATTGGCAAAATATACCAAATAACAAAATAATGCTAAATAAATCAAATTATTAGTTATTCTTAATCTATTGTTTAGAATAAATAATAATCATGATCAATGACAGAGCTTTTGTTGTTAAATATCTGGTGCGCCATACAGGACTTGAACCTGTGACCATCCGCTTAGAAGGCGGATGCTCTATCCAGCTGAGCTAATGGCGCATAAAAAGGATGTGGTGATCTGCCACACCCTTGCCTTAGATTACGATATTGATCAGCTCGGCAACTGATCTACCGCTACTCACAATCACACAAACCTAACATGCACGGTCTGCTTTACTTGCTTTCATTCTCTTTGGGTCGGGGTGCCAATCCCTAGTCTAGGTTTTTTACTCGAAGGCATGTTCTATGAATTGGCTTTTCATAGGCATTAAAAAAGCCCACATTATAGAGGGATAATGTGGGCTCCCCTTATCATTTGCGCTGATTTGGGTTTGTATTGCTGTAGTCTGCAACAAACAAAGGATAATGTTATTTAATAAAATTACTAATCAAGTTTCATTATATGTATTTAAAATGCATTTATTAAAATGATGACCATAAAAAAGCCCACAATGTGAGCTTTCTGTGCTTTGCCGTCTTTTCCGAGCTGTCAATCGAAATCACCAGTAACATCCATGCACTAGCGACACTTATTTTCTTCAAAATTCAATTAGTGTCAAGATTATATGACTTATTTTTTAATCAAAAAAAAACCCATCATATGATGAGCTTTGGAAACTTAGTTGGTCAAACTGTAATACGACCAGTATAGAAAAACTATACCTTAGTTAGCAGAATAATGCTAACTTTAATTTTCAACTTCTTGATAAGTCTTTTTCTTATATACATCTATGGCTTTAGATGCCTCATCGATAGCAGACTCAATCGCTATCACCATTAGATTTTCATATGATTTCCAAGTCTGTCTATAAACATTTACTGGCATCTGATTTATACCAATACCTGCATAATGCAATCGACCAGCAGCAGTATAAAACCCCTCAAGTTCAGGCTTTATAGAAAAATCCACAACCATTCGAGCGATCAACCAAGATAAGTGATAAATAGCAATATGTTCTGGTTCGCGCTTCTTATCATCATATGCAGCATTCATCATAATTTTTGCAAGATGATTACGAACATATTCATAGTCACCCTTTGATATCTCCCCGTAAATAATGACAGATGTAATTGATTTGGCTAATTGAGTATCCATTGAAGCAATAGCACCCAAGCGATCCTGATAATCTAATGGTTTCTCCCCAGTTCCATGTGACTCTTGACCAAACACTGGCGACTTGGCTGTAATACCACGAGTCAACCATTCAAACTGTTCAAACTTATCTGCTACTGAATTCATGCTAACCCCTTCTTAAGCCTTCCAATATCTTTTAAATACCAACATAGCTGCATCACGTGCATGCTCATTCGTGCGACCAGTCCAGCCGGTCATACGCTTAAAATCTTCTACTTTCTTTTTTGTTGCATTTGCTGCTGGGTGAATCATCTTAAAATTAAGACCTTGTTCTGTGCACCAGTCTTCCCAAATCTGTGCATCACGTTTAACTGATCCAACACCTTGAGACTTTTCACGACCACCAGTAAACCAAGTGCGTTTACGTGCATCTTCGATATAAAGCATGATGTCTTTAAGATCGTACTCATCTTCATAGTTAAGAACACTTTGCATTGCTTGCGTAATACTGAGTGATTCCACCTTTTGAAGCACACCACCTTCACCATGGTCGAATGCCACGGCGAAGCCAGTATTAACACCAGTATCGATACCGATGAGGATTTTCAAATCACAAACTCCTTATCACCCTTGCACCAACACACATATGCAATTTGTACGGTTAAATTGCGATATCCAATACCCTCATCAAAATCAAATAAGCGCTCGCCGTGGATATATTTCAGTTGCAAATAAAACGGTTGGCTCATAAAGAATTTTTCGAATTGTTCTTTCATTGGCAATTCTCTGCATCTGAGATAAATTTTTCCGCATCTTCTTGACTGAGAAATTCATTTTGAAATTGGTTATCCATAAAAACGACATAACCACATAGGCGTTCATGTACTACAAACCAATTACTTGAACCTGAAAATTCATAAACAATGTCACTCATCGCTCAATCACTCCCATATATTCGCTTTTGAATATCTTGAAAGTATTGATAATGCTTTTGTCAAACTTGATCTTCTCTATGTACTCAATGTGATAACCAGCTTCAGAGTCATCGTCTTCCGCAGTTATCGAAACACATGCATCACAAACCAAGCCGAATAAATAATTAAAAGGACTTACTTCATCGTATTCTTGATATTCCCAACCGCCCGATAGCTGATACATGACCCAGTGACCGTCAAGCTTTTCAAACTCAGATGCATCAACCACTCCCGACTTAATTAACAATTCCTTGGCACGTTTATCTAATTTCTTCTCTAAACGACTCATCGCTCAATCACTCCAGTCAAAGGGCTAATGTGGTTGCGAATGTCAGTGCAATGGTCAGCCTCGAAAGGCACATAATTCCGTGTGCTATCACAATGCTTGCAGACAAAGAATCTATAAGCATCACCATTACTGGTGGTTTCATTCCAGTCATGTTGGCATTTGCTATGGTCAGCAATTGCGGTGCGTAGTTCACCATGAGTAAAGCCAACTGAGCTTCTTTGCCACATCCCATTTATCACGGCAATTTTCCAACTTTCAGGAACAGCATGTTTTTGAAGCATCCCATCAAGTGCTCTCGCCTTCTCAATCCCCAATTTTTCGATTAAGTTCATGCATTCACCCCCATTCTTTTCTTATGATTCAACGCAGAACTCGCTTTGTCACAAGCAACACAACTGTTTGTGCTTGTATATCGTGATACACCTCCACATTTCGAACACGTAGCACCACTGAATCGCTTTTCACCATTCATTAATGCTTTATTTCGCGCAATCACATTTGGGTTTTCACGCCTTGCATTAGCCTCAGAAATTGAATTCGACATAACTTGTCGCATAGTCTGTTGAGCCTTAGATTTTTCAGACCCATTCCAACCCTTTGTAGACACACTAGATTGACCTTTTGGAATTTCTTTGACTGTGCCACCACAAGCCAAAAACTCAGCCATATCTATTTCAAGCTGCTCGCGCAAACTACGCTCAGCCACTTTCTTGATGTAAGTAAGGTCTTTGCCCATGTGAATAGATTTAATTCGCTGCTGAAGAATTTCGTTCATAACCACTCCAATGCAAAGTTATTATTTTCAGAATTACCCATCACCGCACACAAGAAAATCAAAGCAAGTAGGCAGATAAGTAGGATTGATTCGTTTTTCATGCTAAATCCTCAATCACTGCACCAAATTCACCAATCAAGGAAACTTGCTGTTCACACCATGCTTTACGGAATGCAATCTCATCCGCCTTTAATTCACTATTGTTATGGTCGAAAGTTATAGCCCAACACGAGCCATGTTTTAGAAGCGGAATCACGCATGTATTCAATTCAGGACTAAGCGCCGCATTACTGAATTGTGATAAATGTTCGAGTCTGGTCATGCTGCATCACCATTGCGAGTAAAAGCATTCACACCTTTCAATTTTTTAAGTAGATCTGGTGGGCATGGCACACCTTTACGTTTACCTTCATCAAATCCAAGCGCTTTATTTTCTTTTGGTTTCACCCACATTTCTTGCACACGGCCTTTTTCCTTCGCACGGCGTAGATAGTCGGCATATACATCTCTAAACGCATAGTGAGCCGCTTTCTGACCTTCTACGTTCAGAATATGACGCACCTCTTCAAGTGACTGCTTTGCCAAAGTTGTGATTTTGCTCAATGGGTCGGATTCAAACATCATTGCTTTTGCCCAAGCCTGATCAGCAGTCCACCAATCACCACCTTGCTCACACCAGCTGCGAAATTTAGGAAGGTTTGGGCACCACTCTTCAGAATTCATGCGAACAATGCCGCGAGCAATGTCAGCCGGGGTTAAATCACTCAAAACAGTGCATGCAAGCTGAATAAGTTCTTCATCAGAATAACCAGCGTATTTTTTGCTGAATTCAGCGCCGTATACATCACCAATGCGGTTTAAAACCATTTCTGCCACTTCAACAGGAAAGTTCACAGCAAAAGCGTTTTCAAATAATTGAATGTTGCTCATTAGTTTTGATCTCCTACTGTGCGCATTTGGTTTTCAGTTGGTTGGTTGCCAAAACGACGGCGTTGCGGTTGTTGGTTTTGAACAGGAGCTTGTTGTTTAGGTGGGTAAACACTTGGGTAGCCACCCATGATTGAATATTCCAACGCTTGATTTGCTAATTCACCGAAGTCAGTTAATTTATTAATTAAAAGTTTTACAGCGAATTCAGTGTTTGGCTTTTTGATTGTTTTTCGCATATCAACATATTGAATCCACAAATCACGATTTACGTTCACTGGTAATTCAATTGCTTTTGCATCAAAAGAACTTGGTTTTTTAGGAACAGATTTCTCCTGATCACCCTTATCTTTATTTGTTTTTGTATTAGTTGTTTTATAGTTGTTATTGTGGGTCGGTTTTTCCGACTGCGTGCTGTCGGTTTTTCCGACTCCCCCAGTCGCTTTATCCGCATGCGGTTTTTCCGCAGTCGTATTTTCCGACTCCCCTACAGCAATATTTTCAGGTAGATCATTTAAGGTGTATAAAGCAGGTTGATTTTGATATTCAACACGCTTAATCAAACCAAGATCAACCAACTTGTCAGCACCACTTAAAACAGCATCTTTTCCATATCCTGTGAACTCAATAAACTGAGAAAGGCTGATTGAGTCAGACTCTTTTTGCCACCCACGTGTTTTACGTACAATGAAGATGTACATTGCTAGTGAAGAACCTTTGAGTTTTGCTAATAGTCCAGAATCAACAAGAGCGTTTGGCATTTGGAACGAGTTCGGTATCCATTGACTCATGCTGTCACCTGCTTCATTTTCTGAACCAAGCCTACAATGCGAGTCAAACCAAATGCAGTGACGCGCATCTGTAAAAACACACGTTCTTGACCATCATTCTGGTTTTTAATTACTGGTGATGTTTTATTGATGAAAATGCCTTTTTGAACTTTATCGGCATAAGGTTGAAGGCGCTTTGACTCATCACGATAGATCCAACGGCGCTCAATTAGTAATTGGATTAAATCTTTTTCAAGAATCCCACCAATTGCTTTTACACTTTCACGAATCGTATAGGTATTTGTTGTTTCTGCAATCGCATCTAATACTTTTGCTTTTGGCTCTAAAATTTGAACCTGTTGTTCCAACTCAATTACTTTTTCGGTATAACAAAGTAAAGCTTCGCGCAAAAATTCAGGATTATTAAGATCCACTATCTGGTGACTTTGCTTTTCCTTCAAAATAGCCAAAACATTTTTACGAACAGCTTTTGATTCGCGCATGCCGATCAATGTGCACTGGTCCAGATTTAAATTAAATCCTTGCGATAAAGTGCCATTGGGATTTTTTACTACGAAATTTTCGTAGTATTCACCTTCCAACTCATCAATGATTCGAGTATTTAAATCATTAAGGCGAACTGGTTTTTCACCTAGGTTTTGACGCGCCGTATTAATAATTTCAAGCAAATCAATATTGGACATGCTCTTTTGATTATGATTAAATTGTGTCATCATGTTCATGTTCATTTTTCCTTCAAGACTTGTGAACAACCGAAAAAGCCTGACCTCGCCCGTTAGGCTTTTTCTGTTTCTGGAGCTTCGATACACACCTGAATTTGCTTATTAAGCTCTGCTAAAACGATATGCATCTGTTGGATCACCCTTGACATGTCGCGCACTTCACCCGAAGTGATACGACCATCAGCCATAATCTCGCGGAACACGCTCATCACATCCCCACCCTTCATCCCTACACACAAAACCTTGTCTGTAAGTTCCATGTCTCGACATTCAGGAATTTCAGGAAGATCAATCACCACTTTTTCATGTTCAACAGCCAACGCATGTAAAATACGGAAGTCACCAGTCAAGGCCATCAACTTAGAAGCTTCAGCAAGTGTTAAATGGTGAGTTTCCGTATTTGGATTAATCTTGCTGTTTAATACAGCTGGGCTTTTGATTCCAATACGTGGCGCTAGAGAAGCTGAACCACCTGGGTAATCCCTAACTGTGTTGTAGGCTGCATCTGTTATGTTCATTTGTGTTTCCTTCGAACGTATTTTTGTTTAATTAACTGGTACATACTTTGTTTAAGCAGTTAATGGTAGTTTTTTACGGCTAGGTGTTGTGTGTGTCTCCACATTCAAAAAACGTTGATAACCAACTGGGATACCACTACTTCGCCACAATGAAATGGTTCCTTTGGACCATCCAAGCAAATTTGCTAATTCGATATCTGATTTACAGCCATATCGAGCCCGCAGATCATCAACTGTGAACTGATAAATGCTCATAATATTAAACCTAAATCAATTAAAGTTTAATGCATTAAACAATAAAGTTTAAGACTCTGTCAAACAATATGTTTAACATTCCAAACATCAGCAAATAGGATTTACTACTCATGGTCGAGACTGTGGCAGACCGCATAAATAAACGCATGAAAGAGCTTAAAATTAAGCAGGTTGATCTGATTAATAAGAAAGTGGCAAGTAAAGGAACTATTTCTTTGTGGTTGTCAGGCGGATCTGTGCCAAGTGGTGAACGATTAGTTAATTTATCGAATGAGTTAAAAGTGGATGCTGCTTGGATTCTTACTGGGCAAGGCAAGATGAATGATCGATTAGATAATAGTGTTGACTTAAATCCAACAGCTACAGTAACTTATGCTCCTGTTATATCGTGGGTACAGGCAGGAGATTTCACTGACATGGCGTCAATAACTAATTTAGCGGAATGTGAAAAGCTCCCCTTGGTGCCAGGTGCAGGGAAAAGAAGTTTTTATCTTGAGGTCAAGGGATTGAGTAATGCCCCTTACTTTGAAGATGGTGAGAAAATTTGCATTGATCCCGATTATCAGCTTTGCGACATACAGACCGGTGAGATGATCGTTGTAAAATGTAATGATACAGCTACTTTCAAGGCGTTGATTTCAGAACCAAATGGCTATTATTTAAAACCTCTTAACCCCAACTGGAGTGAACAAATCATTCCATTAAATGAAGATTGCATTTTGGTTGGTAAATACGTTGGGTCTTTCAAGCCTGCCAAAAAATTCAATTTGTTTTAATTTTAAAAAACTTGAATACCCGCATAGTGCGGGTTTTTTATTGCCTGTCATTCTAGAAAATTAAACTAATAATAAAAGATATGTTTAATTAATTAAACTTTATTATTGACATGAAAGTTTAATCTATTAAACTAAAGCTCGTACACATCATAACCAGATACGGGAAGAGATCATGTCAAAACAAACCGATGCACCCCAATTCGTTGCCGACCTATCAGGCGGTAATTTCGCACAGCAACTTGGTATCGCAATTTCAGAAGTTGCTCAAGGCGTAGTGGCTAACGGCAAAAAAGGCCAAGTCAAAGTAACTATCGATATCGCACGTATTGGTGAATCCAATCAGGTGAATATTTCACACACCCTTGCCTATGTTGAACCAACCGCAAAAGGTAAACGCTCAGAAGACACCACCTCTGAAACGCCTATGTATTTAAACAACGATGGCAGCGTCACCATTTTCGCCAATCACACCAGTCAATTGTTTAAAGAATTCGAAAGATCTTAAGCACCCCTTTCGCCCTTTAATTTTTAACTACCAATAGGAACTTTCCAAATGGAAAACACAGAAGCAAACGCAATCGTTGAACTAGCAAAACCAGTTGAAAGCTTAATCCGTGGCAATCTAGTTGCTGTTAATGACAACTATAAAATTTCGGACTTGGAAAAATTCCAATATGGTCGTAACCGTGCACGTGGTGTTCTAAATACACCCTCTCTTGAAGACTTCAAAACTTATGTATTGGATGCACAGTTTGGAGATGCACCTGTATTTGTTGATCACAAAAATGTAAGTGCTACGGCGGTATTAAACTACTCTGAGGATCTGCATCCTCAGGGCCATTGCGACCACCTTGCCATTTTAAAACTTGAAGCTACTGTCGTTTGGTCAAAATTAAACTCACTTAAAGATCGTAAATTATCGCAACGTGATTTCGCTGTGTTCATTGAAGACTGGGTAAGCGTATTAGAAATTACCGATGCTGATGGCAATGTAATTTCTGGTGCTCAAGCATTAGCGGCAATTCGCAGCATGAAAATTGATTCATCGGTCACAGTTGATAATTCGGTTGGCAATTTATCAGAAAGCCGTTCTCGCTTTGAACAAGTTGAAGCACGCTCAAAAGAAGAATTCACCCCTGCTTATTTCAAAATTTACGATCCTGCTTATTTAGGCCTAGATGAACGCCTTATTGTTTTACGTCTAATCATCAATACGAATGACGATAAGCCAGTGTTCTCAATTCAAATCGTAAAAGAAGAATTGCTCTGCAATGAAATCGTGCAGGAATTTAAAGAAAAAGTAATTGAATTACTTCCTGACAATCCAGTTCGTATCGGAACTTTTGCAGCTTAATTTTAGACATTAGAAAGCCCTGACTCTTTCGACGGGATCAGGGCTTCTCGTAAACACTTGCAAGCTTACGGAGTAATTATGAATCAAACCCACTCACAGAGTCAAACGACTCCAATTCTCCACCAAGAGCCAACATACGAAGAAATGTACGGCAAGACTGCAAACATCTTCGCTAACTTTTGCGCATTCCTTCTAGTCGTTATAACTGTTTTGGCTTTGTCTTACATTTATCAACGCAGCTCTGAAAAAGAAATACAGCTGCAAGAAGAACAGTCGCTTGCTCGTCAAAATCAAAATGCTGGAGTGAATCGCTAATGCCAAACCATGTAACCAACAAAATTGAAATCACTTCGGCTAATGCTCAAGAAGCTTTAAATTTCATGAAAGGTAGTGATCGTGAATTTGATTTTAATCAAATCATTCCAATGCCTGAAAGTTTAAATATCCAGTCTGGCACCGTAACAGATGCAGCTTTAGCTTATTGCCTAACTGATGGCTTAACAAAGCCAGTTACAGCAGATCAAATCGAAAAGTACTACAAAGAAGAGTTTTTTAGCTCCAAGGCGGAACAGGTTGAGCGTGCTATTGAAAGTGCTAAAAGATGCTTGGATCAGGGCCATGAAACCAAAGAACAACTATTAGAAATTGGCAAAAAGGTTATTTCTAATGTTGAGACTCATAATTGTCACACTTGGTACGAATGGTCCCCTCAAAATTGGGGAACCAAGTGGAATGCATACGACATTACCGTTTCTGAAAATCAAGTGGAATTCGATACGGCGTGGAACTCTCCAGTTCCTGTCTTAGAAGCTTGGATCGCTAAATTCAACCTCACTTGCACGGTAAAAGCTTTTGATGAAGGCCATAACTTCTGGTTCATAAAAACTTATGAAAATGGAATCTTAAAAGAATTTAGAGATTCCGTAAAAGAAGACTGTGATGCTTTGTGCAAAGAACTAAAATGCTACGATCCGTCAGAGTTGGAGGAGGATGAATGAAAAAAATCCCTAAAAATCTCCACGATGCCTTTCTTATGTTTCTCACTGTGATCGGCTTCAAAGCAAAAATGAATGCTGATACATCGTTGACTTGCATCAATCCAAAAATGCCAAAAGGCCGTCGTCAAATAGTGTTTTGGCAAGACGGAAGAATGAACAAAAGTTGTCAGTTGTTGTGGTTCGATTTTCTAAATCACTGGTTGTTAATCGGTAAAGAATTTATTGAAAAATTGAGCGAAAAGATTGAGGTGGCATGATGGGAACTAACGAGCAAAAAATCGAAATCAACATGAATCAATTTGAAGGCACTTCTGACCAAATTGCTGAACAAGTTTTCAAAATCGTTATCTTACCAATGCTACAACAAATGAAAGCGCAAGACACTGAATCAGCCAAGGTATTTGCCTTTTCAATCATGTGGCTTGGAATGAGCCAATATGCTCAGTTTTTCCCTACTGCTGGCGCTAAAAAATCAATTAGCTTTACTGCGGATAAATTGATTGAAGTTCTTAAACAGCAACGTGGCGAATTAAAGGTTTAGGTGGCGTGATGGATATTCAAAGAGATGAAGCTTTTGAAGAAGCATATAGCAAAATTTGCAAGCCAATTATTGCTAGACCATACCCTAGAAATGAAAAAGGTGAATATTTCTATAAGGAAATTCACGAAGCTCATTTGATGTGGCAAGCAGCTCAAGCTCAAACGGTGTCAGAAGGTTTTGTTTTGGTGCCAACTAAAAACGTTAAGTTCTTTAGCCACGATGGTGAAAATTACGAAGTTCACGACACCTTATCTGGCGCTAAACACGAGGCAAAATGCGCCATACAGCATTACGAAGACATGCTTGCAGATCAAACAACCGATCCTCGGTCTGATGGTAATTTTTCACAAGTTGGCTATGGCATCGTTTTAGCAGAGTCAGGCTATTCAATCGATCATGTTGTGACTCAAAAAGATGTTGATAAAGGTGATTACTCTTATGAAGTAGGCACTGAAATTATGTCTTTGTTTTTGGTTGAAGCACAGGAGCAAAGTCATGATTGAAAATATAAGTGATTCTGCTCTTAGAAAAATTAAGCGTTGCATGGAACTTTCAAAAAGCTCTAATGAGAATGAAGCCGCAATTGCACTCAAGCAAATGAAACTCTTAATGGATCAGCACAATGTTACTCAGCAGCATGTAATGGCGGTTGATGTGACCACAAAATCAAATAATCTTGATGTTGTAGCACGTCCAGCAAGATGGGTGTTGGGTTTACACAGTGTCATTGCACAAGCAATGGATTGTGAAGGCTTTGTGTGTGAAGGTGGTTACTGGGGCCCAATGCAAGTTAGCTTTCTTGGAGTGGGCGCATCTCCTGAAATCGCAGGTTATGCCTTTGAAGTGCTTTACAAGAAATTAAAAAATGATCGTGCTGAATTTATTCAAAGCAATCTTCAGCGATTTAAACGCTCTAATAAAACCAAATTAGCTGATGCTTTTTGTGATGGTTGGGTGGCTAACGTATATACAAAGGTTAAAAACTTAAGTCCAAATCATGAAGCTGCTGAAAAAATTAAAGCCTATAAAGAGACGAATGCAGATAAATATTCTAAGGAGTCTTTTAAGGTTAAAGATAGATATGACCGCTCAGATAATAAAGCACAGGCTGCAATGCATATGGGCGCTTCATCTTCATCTGACGTAAATTTATTTGTAGCTACAGGTCATCAAGAAAAAAACTTAATTGGAGCCAACCAATGATCAACCTTGAATTAGCAAAAGACATTCGTGAATCGCTTGCAGCTCATAAAATTGGCGGTACTGGTATTGAGTTGAATAGTGAAGAAGCTGAAATTGCGTATGAAATTTTCAACGATTACATCGTGCGGAATGATGAAGCAGGTGTTGATGTGGAGTTGCCTTTTGATGTGATTCAAAGTTTGGGAGAAATTTCATGAGCGATGCAGTTAAATATTTCCGTGAGCACGGACTAGAAAAATCTAAAAAACATCTTCTTGATATTCGTGAAGCTGCTAATCAAGTTTCTTGGGTCCACAGTCTGGAAGGTTTCAGTCAAGATTTAAAACGCCTTATTAGAAGTCACAGTTTGGTAGCAGACCTTTATGGGCTAGAAAAAGCTAAAAAATATGCTGAGTCGAATTATACAGCACCAGAAATAAAGGATGCCTTAAAACAAGCTATTGCAGATGTTGAAGCATGCAAGGAGGTGCCTTGATGGCTCGTTTAACTAAGTTAGATAGAATGTCGGTTGAGCAAAAAGCAGCAGAAGCTATTAAATTTTGGGCTTCACCTATTGATGCTGCTTTTCCTCCAGAGACTATCGCAATCACGTTTGAGGTATCTTTACCATGGTTGCAACTAAAGCGCTGTGATGGTGGTGGTATTCCATTTATGAAACCTGAAGGCACAAGAAAGGTTTTATATAGAAAATCAGATGTGATTGATTTTTTTCACAGTAGAAAATTGAAACATACGGCATAAAGGGGATTTAATCCCCTTTTTCATACCCTGAAAAAACAATATCTTCAATTTCCTGCATGGCCATTCTTAATTTTTTATCACTAATTTGCACATAACCTTCAGTCACATCGGATGAAACCGTATGATTTAAAAGTCGCTTTATTGTGTACTGTCCATAATCTAGGTTTTCGGCAATGGAGCTAAATGTTCTTCGAAGGTCATGAAAAGTAAACTCCACACCACTAGCCTCAATTACTTTTGATTTAGCTTCATATAAATGTGTTGTATAGCCTTTCAATTTTGACCGTGGTGAAGCAAACACATAATCATTGTATTGCTGCTCCTTTCGGTTTTTCATTATTTCCCAAAGCCTATCACCCATTGGTAAGGTGTGAGGATCATTATTCTTAGGATCTAGTGAGGTAATCCACCCATATTTTAAATCTAATGCATCCCAAGTTAGTGTTTCACACTCTTTCCGTCTAAATCCTGTCAAAACCAAAGTTAATAGAAAATCTCTAACTGTGTTTCGCTCTTGGCGTAAAGCAGTGAAATTCATAACAGCATTAACCCAATCACCCAATTGCTCTTGTTTCACATAACCTTTACGACGTTTTATTTTATTCCATGTCCGCTTAGCTTTAAGTGTTGCGACTGGGTTAGTTGTATTTATAAGTGAGTTGTCATTTTCATCAAGAAAGTGTTCTAAAGAAAAGTTAAATATTGCCCTAAACACAGCCATTGCAATATTTGCTTGTGCTGGGCTATTTTCGGTAAGCAATGCATATTTTTCTTGCACATGAGTTCTGGTTATATCTACAAGCTTTAGATTTTTCCAATCAGACAAGTACACATCTATTGTTCTGTTGTAATCCGCCAAACTTCTGGTTTTTAACTTTCGATGTTTTAGATACTCATCATAGGCAATTCTTAAGGTTGGTTGTTGCTTTGATACCTTATCCTTAAGAATTAACTGCTCCCTTTTTTCTTTTTTAATTTGATTCGGATTGTAACCTTGCGCCATTTGTGAAAGTACGCCCTGTGCTAAAATTCGAGCCTGAGCTAGTGTTAGATTCCCATGTAGACCAATTGTAGACCTAACAGCTTTACCATTGACCTTTTTCTCAACAACATAAGTTTTACAAGTTGTGTTAACACGAACAGCAAAACCAATTAACTCACTGTCACGATAGATACCAGTTTCACTGAGATTGTCTATGTAAGTTTTTGTGAGTTTTATTCTTGTGTTAGCCAT